AGGTAATAACGATTGTATAGGTACGATGTCTTGGCACATGTGAGCTACACGGCTGCCAGGGTATATCGTAAACCCTTTTTGTTGTAGTTCTGCACATTTTAATGCACGAACAAGCTCGTAGTCAAGCCTCATCTTTTCTTCTTGTCTCTTAGCTATTTCTTGACATTGTTTAGTCAAGTCACGGTTAAGTGGCACTGAAAAGTTTATTTGAAAGCCCCAGTTTTCTGATATAACATAACCTTCATCGTCATACGGTGAGGTGTCATTACCCATATAAAAGGGGCTAAACGTCATTGTTGATCCATTACAAGATATGGAAGAACCATATTGTTGTCTAGACGGTGCTCCATTATTTTGAAATTGCACAGCCTGATTGGTAACATTTCCTGTTGCTGCTGCCACAGGGTTGGACGAGTTATTGGTGTCTCCTTCTGCATATACAGGTGTTATTGTGAGAATACAGAAAGCGATGTAGTAGTAGAGTTTATTGTAAAGTTTCTTGTGGTGTCCCATTGTTCTACTAATCCAGCTGATCTGGTGGTTGTTTCTAGTGTCCAAGGTAGAGTTGTATCTGTTATGGTAAATGTAGTACCACTAGCTGCTATATCAGCAGAGGGTGTTACATTAGATCCATTCCAAGTATTTACTTCAGCCCCAAAAACTTGACGCTGTTCTACTTCGGTTATGGTCTGTGTGGTTGTGGTCGTTGAGTTCATCGACCCTGTTGTAAACTGGGGCGTGACAACATTAGCATATGCACCTGCAGGTAGCAGTAACATAGCAATAAATAGTTTTTTCATGCTTTTGGTTTATCTTTGTTTGCCATAGGACATACAGGAGGTTTGCTTCCACCATTCTTACCAGTAGTAAGACCAAATGTAGCAAGTGCTCCAGTAAAAACGCTGGCCACGAAAGTGATGTCAGAGTTACCAGATTTTTTAACCATAGGTATATCTACATAGTTCATAGTAATGATAAATCCAGACCATACTACTACACCTAGTCTAACTATAGTTCCTAAAAATTCTATTTGATGTTCTTTATCTTCTGCAACATCTTTCATTTTTTTTAAGAAACTTCTGGGTTGCCCTTTGATAACTTTATCTTCTTCCATGCTGTTTTAAGTATTGGTTTCATAGCTGTAACAACCCATTTAAAAGCTGCTGTTGCAGTTAGGGTTGCAGCTACAGAAACGACTGCTGTAGTAGAAGCCGTTATAAGTATTTCATTTTCTGGTAAAGGCATTTTGAAGTCCGTAAACGGTATGTCAACCTGCCTTATACCAGTAGGTGCTTCTTCTGTAGCCTCTGGTTCTGTGCCCTCTGGTTCTCTAAGATCACTAGGAGGGAATACCAAGGGTACATAACTAGGAACGTCAGCGGTTGGTAAAGGTATAGATATTGTTTCAAACTTTTGTGCTGGTGGTAACTTTATAGTGGGTATTTCCACTTAATTAGAAAAATCAGCAACCTTTTTTGCGTCTTCTTCTAATGCAGCAATAGCTGACCAAGTTACCTTACTGTTTTTGTCGGCAACGTCAAGAACACCATTTTTTAATGCTCTCCATTCACACATCGACAACCAATTTAATTCTGTAATTGTATTATTACCATTAATATTTGATACTATTACACCAGTATCTTTAATATCTTCGTTACCTGTTTTATTTCTAAGAAGTGTGTATGCTTTTAAAAAAGTGTTAATGTCCATAATTTTTATGCGATAGTTGTGATGGATGTAACGTCAGATGAATATTCCTCTAAAAGAATACCATGACCTGACGCAGTTACTCCGTTAAATGCATCCATTGTGTATGATGCCCCGTCAGATCCTTCATTGTTATATTGTCCCATTCTTTTACCTTGCCCAGAATTGTGTCCATTTGTAACAATTCTTACCTTTACTGCGTTAGTTGTATTGGGATGAAACAGAACAGAAACACTTCCATTATTTCCATACATGTTCTGGTCTTGACCTCCAACTGTAATTGCCAGACCAGCAATACCATAATAGGTAGACCCACCATCACTTGACCACTGTAATGTAAATTTATTTGATCTCCAAGTTGAACCATGATCCATTGTGTTAAAGTAAGTTACCTTAATAAAATTTGATGTTGATGTTGGAGTAATTGTTGCAGTTCCTTCAAATGGTATTCCCATTACAAGATCAGAAGTACTTTCGTCATGTAATACAGAATTTTTTACCCATTGTTTTGCTTGTAAAAGACCACCAGCTGGTGCAAATGATAATGCTGAACCATTTGTTTTTAAAAATTTATTTGCGTTACCAGATTGACTTGGTATAGGGTCTGCTATACCTTTTGCTACGAAGTTCCAGCTTGCATGAGCTGTACCACTACTTGAAGGTGCATTACCTGTTGAGTTTGCTACGCATATATACGAGCTTGTTATTCCAGAGTCTGTATACTCAACTAAATCATCAACTACATACGCAGTAGAGTTGTTGTAAGTACCTCGCCAGACCTGTTTGATTTTTCCTAAATCTATTGTTGCCATTTTAAATTGTTGCGATTAGTTTACCGTTTGCATTTACAGAAAATGTAAATCCTGTAGCTGCAAAAATAACATCCTCAAAAGCATCGAAAGCTGTACCTGATATGTTATCTGCACCACCGTTTGTAGTAGTGACTATTAAGTTTCCACTTGCGTTGGTGTTAAAACCATACACTTCTGGAGAGGATACACCTGTTAAGTTTGCTCCGCTAACTGCTGGTAAAGTAGAAGGAAATCTAGCATCTGGTATAGTTCCAGATGTTAAATTACTAGCACTTAAGTTTGCTAAATCTACAGTTTCAAAACTTGGGTCAGCACCATTATTAGCTCGTAAAAACTTACCGTTGTTACTTGATGTACCGTGTTCTAACTTAGCTAAAGATATAGAATCATCAGCTAGTTTTGAACCATCTATGTTAGCAGCTGTGTGTAAGTCAGCGTTTACTAATTCGTTGTCTTTAACACTAGCTGAAGTTACTTTTGTTAATGCCATTATTTTTGAACTCCATAAATACTGCATCTACCATAAACAGGTGCAAAAGTTGCTGAACTTGTAACATTACCAGCACTAGAGTTTCCATCAACAATTCCCCACCTAATGTCTGTTAAATTACTTTGTTCACCATGATCTCCCATACATCCACCTTCTTCTCTCCACTTTTGACCATTATTATTATTATGATACTGCATCATAATTTCTGTATTTACACAAACTCCATTTGAAGTATTATTGTTATATGGATCTATGATATGTGCAAAACCTTTGAATCCATAACCGTTAGTTGCACCATCAACTGTTCCATTTAACTGAAATATTCCATCGCTACTTATAAAAGTTGATTGTCCACTATTGCCCGTTGCTACTTGATGGTATCTTGAAGTACCACGAGCATAAAAATTACTTGTAATTACACTTCCATTATTGGTTTTTCCAAACTGACAACAAAAAACATGTGGAGTTACAGCAGTTTTTCTAATATCAAAATATGCCATGTAATCAGAATATGTGCTAGAAAATACATTATTAAAATGAAAAGCAGTTGTTGATGCACTTCCTTGTGCAACTTCTATAGTTGCTAGTTTTACGAATCCATTTGTATCTGTTAGTGAAACCCAACTTAAATTACCAGACCCGTCAGTTTTTAACACCTGTCCAGCACTACCATCTGTTTGTGGCAGTGTATATGTAGCTGCACCGTTAGCTGTGTGTGCAAGCTGATTTGTTTTTATTGTGCTCATTATGCTCCTATCCTAAATATAGAAAGTGACGAATGAGTATTCATCGTTGCGTTACCTCCACCATTATGATTTGCTCGCATATCAACATAATCACTACTTCCATTAAATGACATCATTGCTTGTACATTTAAAGAATCATAATGTCCACCACTATAATTTACAATATTTCGTACATACGCATACGAACTACCATTTCTGTAAAGATATAGAATTGGTGTATAAGCACCACCACCACCATGATAGAAGTCTAACATACCATGAACTAAATATGTACCTGAAACTGTTGGAGTAAATCTCTTATTAGTTCTATCTATAGTCACACCAAAAGATTTATCATTGGTTGTGCTATTATTAAATCCCAATAAAGTAGTTGTATTTGTAAAATACTGACTATCCATAAACGCAAATCCGTGTGGAAGAGTCGGTAAAGGTATGTCTGCAAAAGATAACTGACCAGATCCGTTTGTTTGTATAACTTGGTTAGCTGAACCGTCAGCTACAGGTAACTTAAATGTTATATCAGCGTTACCTGTTGTAGAAGCTGGTGCGTCTAGAGCGACTGAACCAGCTGTTGAACCATTTAATTTTATTGTCATGCTGCTATCTCCATTACTGTTAGTTGTGAACAGCACCTTGTATCGTATGTACTTCCTTCATAATCTCTTAGACTTCTGTTTAAATATGCAGTATCACTATGATATTTATAGTAATAAGGAGCATAAATTATTTGACTTGTTGTGTTTGGACTGTCTAGCAATGTTTGTGAACTTAAAACAGGAGAAATATTGTTACTTGTCACACCTTGATAAAATGCAGATGCACCAGTAGATACTCTATTACCAGTATTTGTAGCTTTTGTTAATGCTGTAGAACCTCGCTGCCATCTAAAACTTGAAACATCACTATTTGTACCAGCATAATAAAGTTCAAAACTAATTAAAAATTTACTGGTACTAGCTGTTGGTGTAATTGCTACAGCAAATGCACTTCCACTTCCATTTTGATCTGTGCCTGGAACAACTGTCCAAGATTGAACTTGATTTAAAGTAACTACGTCTGTTTCAACATTACTGATAACTTGTAAAACTTTACCTCCAACACCACTTGCTAATTTTGCAGCAGTTACGGAGCCATTTGGTACTGGTTCATAACCTGTGATAGTACCATTACCATTAATTGTTATTGCCATAATTAAACTATTGTATATGTACTACCCGAAGGTACTGTTACGGTTGCACCACTTGCTATCGTGATTGGCCCTGCACTAAAAGCATTTTTATTTGTGCCTACTGTGTAGTTGTTGGATATAGTTTGTGAGTTTTCATAAACACACCCATCAGCTACTGTTGATGCTAAACCTGTAAGGTTTGATCCATCTAAAGCTGGCAATGTACTAGGAAATCTTGCATCAGGTATTGTACCAGATGTCAAGTTAGACGCACTAAGAGCTGTTAAATCTACTGCTGCCCAACTAAGGTTTCCACTAGAATTAGTTTTTAAAAACTGACCATTAACTATATTATTAGGTAAAGTTAATGTATAACTTGCACCTGCACTATGAGGTGGAGATTTAATCTTTACACCATGACTTTGTGCAGAACAGTTTAGTTGTAATGTACCATCATTACCTCCAGCACCACGTACTTCTACAACACCTGTGCCATTTGGTTCTATTTTAACATTACCGTTAGTTGTTGATGTAGTGACTTTACTAGATTGTACATCTAAGTCACCTCCAAGTTGTGGTGAAGTATCACCAACTAACTCTGTATTTACTTGAGCCCAAGTCAAACCACCTGTGTTACCAGATTGTGCAGATAAGAAGTATCCATTAACTGGACTGTTACTTACCTTTAACTTAGCTTCACTTACAGAATCAGATGTTAATTTATCTTCATTAACTGTGTTATCACTAGGTGTACCTATAGCTGTAGCTGCACCAATTAGTGTCACAAACAGGCTAGAACCACTTGTAGGAGCTGTACAGAACTTGATTCCGTTGTTACCCTCTAGATAAAATCCTTCATTACTTGCATTGTAAGATCCAGCATTTGGTTTTTGTACAACACCATTAAGACTAACTATTAGTTGTCCAACGCTTGTTACGTTAGCAGCAACTCCGCTATCTCTTAAATCGTATGATACAATACTACCATTAAATGTAGGACTACCAGATGTAGCTCCATCAGGAACAACTGTTAGTAATTTAAAATCTCCAACAGAAGTTACAGCATCATATTGAGTGTTACCAGCATCATACACCTTCATTATATTTGTAGATGTATCAAACCATAAATCACCATCTTGTAATGCAGAACCATCTGGGTGAGCACTAGGAGCATTAGCACTTATTTGATACCTGTCATTAAAATCATTAACAAGTGTTTGTGCGGTACTAACACCTGCTGCATCTATATTAATCCTATGAAATGTATATGTATGTAGTGTAGAGGTTGTTTCTACTAATATACCTAAGCCAGCTGCTATTGTTGAGCTAGCTGTCAAACCATTTATTGTTACGGTATTTCCAGTACCAGCTCCGTTTGCAATAGTAGCTACACCGCTACCATTAGCAACAAGGTTAGCTGCTAAAGCCTTAACACTAACAATAGTTCCAGCACCATCATTGATGTCTGGGTTAGTTGCAGGAAAACTTGTTTCATTAGCTATTGGTGTAAAACCACCAACCTCTGTAACTAGCTCTACTACTCTTTCATTAACAGCTTGAGCTGTAGGTAATTGTGTATCAGTTGCACTTCCAGTAATTGATGTGACTACACTTTTACCATCTAACAAGTTTAGTTCAGTTGTAGATGCAGTAATACCGTCTAATGTCTGTACTTCAGCAGAGTTTAAATCAGCTAACGAACTTGCAGTACCGCTACCCATTGTAGCTAATTCTGTTAGTTCGGCATCTAATGGTTGTTTACCATCTATTTGTCCTTGGATTCCAGATGTAATACCAGCTGCTTGGTTTAGTTCTGCTGTAGTTGCAGTTAAACCATCTAATTTATTTATTTCAGTTGCGTTAGCTGTTACACCATCAAGTATATTTAACTCAGATGCTGTTGATGTAACACCATCAAGTATATTTAATTCGTTTGTTGTAACAGTTGCACCATCTAATATTGATAGTTCTGCTATTGATACCCCATTAACTGTGCCAGTAGTTGTTATATTTTGACTGCCAAAGTTAGGATTAATCTTTATGCCATCTATAGCTGCACTAGAACTAATATCTACATTTTGTATAGCTCCATCTATAATCTGTGTAGATGATATGTATGGTTGAGGTACACCATTTATTGTAGGTTGTGCTCCACTAAATAAAGCATTTTCTAAGTCAAACGCCTTATTTCTTGCTTCTTGTGCTGTAAAATTAGACTCAGTAGCTGAGTTGTTAAGATCTGTAGCTCTTATTGTACTACCACTAGCAAAGCTAGTATATGCACTGTCTGCATCTCTTGTTCTACGTTCAATAAATACTACTGCTCCTTGAGGTAGTGCAGAGTTGAACGTAATGGTGTTATTATCGCTGGAAAGTTGGTAGTTATATAAAGTTGTACCTGCTGCAACTGCAGGAAAGTATAATCCGTCTGTGTTGTTCACCTGTGGGTGACTAGACTGTGCAGTACTACCAGTAGACTGGCGTAGCTGTAGCACTCTAGTACCACCCGACAATGTGACATAAACATCTAGATCATCTTGGTTATTCAGTTGTATCCCGACAGGACTAAATACAGTTGTAGTTGCATTAGACGTGGCAGGGAAAAGTTTTTTAGTTGTAACTGCCATTGATAATCAATGTTAAAGAATTGGTTAATATCCAGGTTTTCTGAGATCTTCTATGACCTCGTTAATATCCTTGACGGTGAAATCTTGGTTTTGTTGTAGTTGTGTTTTTGTCTTTCTTTCATTAATCCTATTAGTTAATGTCTTAG